TGTCCCCGGTCCCAGTCGGGGGGGGCCGCGGTTTTGAGGGCGGCGGGCGGGTTGTCTTCGCCGCCCGGTACGATGGCGACGGTTATCAGCAGCGCGCCCGCGAGGATGTCTTCGAGCAAGGCGTTCATGCGTACACCTCTATTTCGCCTGCCTCAAGCAAGGTGTCGCGGTTTTTCAACCAGCGTCGCATCTTGCGCGCCTTGATGGGCAGCCCCATCATTTTCGCCATGTTGCGCCACGCGGTCGCAGCCAACGGCACGCCGCCGCTGGTGAATCCGCCGATGCGTATTCCGCGCTCGTCGAAGTAAAATTCAACTTCACGGTCGCGTCCGAGGGCGTCGGTGTATGCGCCCGTAAGCGCATACCCATTGGATGTTTTGAGGATTTGGGTATTCATGCTGCCTCCATGTCCTCAGCGCGGGCGATCAGCCATTCGCTGTAGGCTTCGTCCGCTTCTTTTCGCAAATCCCGCCAGGGAATTTGCGCGTCAATCATGTCGGCGAGGATTCCCGCCCAGTCGCTTTCGTAGTAGTCCCCGAAGTCTTCGCGGTCGAGTTCGCGGCCTTCGTCGTTCAGGATGATGACGATGCTGCCTTCGGCTTTGACGGTTAGGGTTTCGCTGGTCTCTTCCGTGTACTCGGCAGGCTCCCAGTAGGTCGCATGCCGCAGCAGTTTTTGTCCGTACCAGCGGCAGACGGTGATGCTGTCTTGATTGCCCCACCACTCGAAGGTGCCGTCCAGCCCGGCGGCGAGGGTTTTGAGGTTCAGGTTCATGTTCTTGGCTCCATCGTGTTCGTTTCGATGGGGGTATTATAAACAAACCGTTTAATCATGCAAGTAAAAATACACGTTATGTGTAGTTATTTTTTACTAACCATTGTTTTATATACACATTTTGTTTAATTGCAGGCGCAAAAAAACCGCCCGAAGGCGGAGCAGACACCAAACGCGTTAATGTATCACGCGCTGTTCACTTCCCAAGCCACTGGAAAAATCCTTTCTTCTCCCTCTTCCCTTGTTGTTTGGTGGATTCTCGGGGCGACGCATCCCCTTTCCATCGTATTTCTATGACCTTCCTGCCCGGTGGCACCTGGTCACGTGTTCTAAGCCACATCAAGGTAGTGCGATCGCCCGGGAAAAATGGCGGATAGTGGCTGTCGTCAATACTGCCGATGTTGGCGTAGTAGGTCTGTTCGCCGTGGTCGCCTGCATCTGAAAATATGACAACCCCGTTTGGATTGCGGGAAATGGCGGCTTTAATTTCCCTGTTGCGTCTTTGCGCGCTGCACAAAAAACAGACATAGTGCAGCAGGATTTCCGCGCGGTGACGTGCTTCCGGGATGCTGCGTTTGGTCACTTTGACATCAGGGGCTACCCATTTGAGCATATAGGGCATGGCGGGGTAGGTGCGGAACAAGGCAATGTGCTTGTCCAGATTCGGCCACTGCCAAGCAGTCCGATTAAATATGAGTTCAAGCTGCTTGTACATCTTGGTAATGCCCTGGTTGAAAATCGGGCGCATATGCTGCTGAATGTCCCGCAGTTGTGCCTTGTCCATCACCAGTTGCCGCGCAACGATTTTCCATGCAGCGTTGTAGTCGGCGACAAATTCTTTTTCATCAGGGTCAAATTCGAGCAAGCCGGTCATGTTGTTTACTCCTGCTAAGGAAACACTTTTTCGTTCTTGCTTTTAATTCGGTAAGTCAGATATTCCACATGTTTTGCCATTTCCTTCATATTGAAGGCAATCATGGCAAGTTCTGTCTGCGATATTTTTTTAACATTTTCTGGAGAAGTAATAAATTTCCTCGCGGCATCCAAGTCGCTGCCAGGCGCAACAATAGATAGCATTTCGCGCAAACACGGTCGGACTTTCTCAGGGTCTGATTCCCAATAGACATCGTAGCTGGTGCGACAATCCGCTATCTCTTTATGTGACGATTCAATGACAGCTTGAGCCTTAAAAATATTCATGTCTCCATCTTTTATATTCTTCCTCGGCACTATTGCTGGCTGTGATGGCTTGCTCCTATCTTCCTCAACCGCAGAATCTAGCAGACGCGGGGATTTATCCTGTACACCGTGCTCTTTTGCTAATTGTGCCTCGGTTTTCCCTTGTGCTGCCAAGCATTCCGTGCGCAGTTTGTAAGTTTTCATTTTGGTGCAATCAGCATTTTCCAATCCTGCAGTTTCTGCTGCTGCGCTGCCTGCCACCAGCAGCAGGACGGTGTAAAGCCATTTGTTCATCAGTCCTCCTTTGTGCCGCTTCATTGCGACGGGTTGGGATAAGTGCAGTTCATACGGTTTCCGCCAACGCTTCCTGTTGGCGGATGTAGATCGCTTCCGCAATGCTTTTCTGCACATCCCTGTTGCCACCGACAAGGCGCAATTTGCGGATGAGTGTGTCGTAGCCGTAGAAGCGCACCAGTACACCGATGCTTTCATCGGCAAAGGATTTGGACAGGTATTCCACGTCATCAAGGTTGACGGTAACGGTGGCAACGCTGTCGTCTGCGAGCAGTTCGCCGATGGCGTCACGGTACGGATGAGCGGCGGCACGTGATGACAGGCTGCCCGATGGGAATCGGATAGTATTATTCGCCATAGTCGAACCCCCCACTTATTATGTTAAGAATTTGGTTTACTTCATTGTTTTCCGTATGTTCCGGTGTTTCCCGCAATCCCTCAAGGTAGAGGCGGCATGAAATTATAACACCCTGCCATTCCCAGCTACCTTGTTTGCGATAATTTTCCCGTCCGGTTTTATCAATGGTGTATAGGGTATCACCGGAAGCTATTTCCAGTTCCCCATGATGGTTTCTGACCAGTTTCATTAATTCTGCCAGCCCGAACCCTTGGTGGTTATTTTCATTGCGATAACGTGCCGCGCCGCCCATCGGGTTGCCGATATAATCCGCCGGTAATGATTGGGCGAAATCATCAACAGGATTCCGTTTTTGCTGTTCTTTGACGGATGAATTGCCTTCCTGCAAACACCAACGGATAGCGTCTTCATGGGTTTGCGCATTGACTGCGGCGCGCTGTAATACGGTGAGAAAACCGCCGCCCAAATCTGCTACGGCAAATTCAATACATTGTTTCCGTTTATAGAATTGTGCCATGGAAAAGCCGGTAGAGCGCCCGTGTGACCAAACATTATCATGCAATTCACCAATGACATGATTTAATGCGGTCTTGCTAAATGGTGGTATATCAGGCGGCAAGTTACTATTGATACAGGATTTTAATTGGTCATTGGCGCCGTCCACAGCTTCGAGGCTTCCTAATTTAGCCAATGTGGCATAACTAATCCCTTTATTGGGGCGCTGTTTCGTATCGACAATTCCCCATAAGGATTCATAAACGCCGATAGTTTGCAAGTAACCTGCCACGTCTTCATGGATTCCGGCAAGGAATGCCTGATCGCATCCGCGTTTTTCCGCCAAAGCAGAGAATGCCACAATTTCGGCAGGTCCCAAGAAGCTGCACCCGCTGTAAGTATTGCTACCGCTCAAGGCCTCAGCGCTTCTTCGTAATTGATTGTCCAATTCCATCACTTTGTTTCCTTATCCACCCCGCCACACGACGCGGCCCAATATCTGAAAGTCCGGTGCGCCCTCCCCTCCTTGATACTCGATGGGGTCATAGGCGGGGTTGCGGCTGATGATGCGTACACCGTCCGGCGTGGCGCGCAATTCCTTTACCAGCATGTGTCCGTTATAGGTGATGGCGTACACCTCACCATCTGACAACTCGGTATCCGTGGTGTCAATGATGATGGTGTCGTGGTTGTAGAGGTAGGGCTCCATGCTGTCGCCCCTGACGTACATCGCGCGCAAGTTCCTCGCTGTAAGACGCCGGGCCTTGAACCACCCGTGGCGGAAATAGAGCGGGTCGTCCTCCGGGCGCACTATCCATTCTACCGTTGACCCTTTCCCTTCCGGCCCAGCAGCAAGACGCACGTCATAGATTTCAATTCGCTGGTGGGTGTCAGTTGGATGCACACCCTTCGGGAGTATCTGCACGGTTTGCTGGGGCGGAATAAGGCTCACGCGACTGTTGTCATTTTCCGTTGTTGTCATGCCTTGCCCCTCTACCCCTGTAAGGATGTAGTTCGCGTCAACGCCTAATCGAGCGCTTGCCAGCATCGCCCCCTGTTTTGAAATCCCTCTCGCCGCCCAGTTCGTGATGTTTTGTGGTGTAACGTCCAAAGCAAACGCGAGTTCTGCAGGCTGCATCTTTGTGGTGTCGAAAAGTCGCTGCATGGTTGGGTGTGTCTTTTTCATCTCGCTGCTCAGGTTAAACAACTTGTTGAGGTTTCCGAATATTAAATCAGAAACAGCAAACGTTTTGTTACACAACATGGATGAAACATAAATAAACGGATTGTTTTTAGTACACAGTATGTTTATTATGTGTGTACTAAACTACCTGAGCATCATATGAAAGACAGAGAACTGATTGAAAGGCTAGGAGGGACGGCGGCTGTAGCGGTTTCTTTGGGTACCAGCTACCAGCGCGTCTACAACTGGACGACGCGTGGAATCCCCCCCGCCGTGGAGGTGGAGCACACAGAACACTTATTG